TGTAAAGTTGATAGAATGTCAATCATTTCCATAAATTATTTTCCTTTTGCTGGATGTGGGTTACCTTTTACAGGTCCTTTGTGTGCCGCTTGTACCGGGGAAGCAGAACCTTTTTCTTCTTTAGGTTGAATGTCTTGAGTTTTGTTATCAGAACCTTTTTCAATTTCGTATTTTTCTTGTTTAGCTTTTAATAATTCTTTTAATAGACTTTGGTTTGCTTTGTCACCATACACTTCGTCTGCTTTTACTTTTGGTGCGTCTTTGTATTCAACGTCTTGTAATTTTGCTTTGAATTCTGAAGTGGGTTTTGCTCTCATTTCTTCTTGATAATCTTCTGTAGGCTCGCCTGGCTTTCTTACAACGATTTGATTTACAGGCACGTTCATGTAGTCAGCCACATAAGAACGCATTTCAAATGTAGATGCTGGATAGTTAGTTACAGCATCAAATATTGTGACAGAAGTATTTTTTAAACCTGGAAAATCTAATGGAGTTTCTTGTATTGGTTTTTTCTTGCCTTTAGAAAGACTCTTAACATCGTACTTTTTCAACGCTGTTTCCATTCTTGCACCAAAATCGTCAGATATGTCACCAGCAACTTTAATTTTATACTGGTACTCTCTAGTGCTTTCTGTTAGATATTGCTTAAAATTACTCATATACAGCATTATTTAGTCTTTTTTCATTAGTTTCTTCATTAACTCATTACGATCGCTGATGATAGTGCCCTCACTTTCTATAGGGCTACCTGTGTCGTCCACACCGTCTTTGTCTAATTTTAACTTCTTAAGTTGCAGTTCTACCATCTTTAATTTGTTCGCAATCTTATTGTTTTTAGCATCTATAGCATTACGCAACATGGTAGAAGCCACTTCAAATATACGTCCTGAATAGCGTGAATCCACGTTCATACCTAGATCCATTAGGTTCTTATAACTTTCTTCTGCTTCCACAGCCAGTTTATCCAATTCTAAATCACTCAGTTCTCCTAGCCCTTTAACCTGTGGCAATGCGGCCGCAATCTTGTCAAATTCTGCATAGGTTTTTTCCAATGCTTTGGCAGTTTTAGGATCTACATTTTTAGGGATATGTCTATCACTGTCTTTGTCTTCTCGTGCTTTTTCTTTGGCATCCACTTTTTTAAATGCATCTTTGACATTTGGTAAATTGAGTATGTCTTCTAGTTTCTTAGTCATCTAGGTATTTACTTGCGTTTACCTTGGTGGAATAATTGTTCTTCACTGAGCACTCTGAATGTGATTCTATTCTGTCGAGCATATGCATTTGCGGCTTCCCATTTGGCGTGATTGATAACCACCTGTGTTTTCTTAGCAATACTTTTACCAGCATCACGCATATTGGTTTGATTCATTGGTTTGACTTCAACCAGTTCAGCGTGTTTGCGTCCATCTTTGTCCACATACACAATAAAAAAATCTGGCACATAGATGGTGTACTTGCCTGTGATAGGATGACGATAAGGAATTTTAATTGATTCTGATGCCCACTGATACACGTTTGGATGTTCATCGCACAGTCGCATAAAAGAGTGTTCCCAACTGCTTCTATAGGTAGGAGTTTTTAATCCCACATATTTGGCGGGGTTCTTCATGACAAATTTGCCGTGTGCGAATTTCATTATGCTCTAATATTTCTAGAGACTAGATCTTTAGTTTGTCTGTCGTTTTTTACACCTAATCTACTAGATTTATATCTGTTAGAATTTAGTATCACTGTGAGTAAATCGTTGAGTTGTGCCAACTCTGCTTTTTTTAAGATGTCTAATATTTGTGTCACAGGCACACCATCTATTTTGGCCTGTTGTAATATCACATAAGCAATTTCTTCAGCAGGTTGTCGGTCAAAATTTCTTTTTACAAAAAATCCTACTGTGGCATCATAGTCATTAGCATTAAATTCAAAAGGTTCTGTGTATTGAGTCTGAGTAAGATCATTGATAGTTTTTTGTAAATTGTCTTTGTCTTTTTGAGGAAGATTTGTATAAAAGTTAGCCATATTATAACGATGCCTTTTCTGCATTTAAGTTCACTTGGTTGTTGGCTCTATTGATATAGAGATAACCATCACTCACTAATTTAGTTGTGTCAGTTAATGCTCTGCTTCTATAAACATTTTTAACGGCATCAGGAGATGCTGTGTATTCAATTTCACTTTCATTAATACTAAGTCCTTTTCTTGATCCCACTGCTTTGTAATAGATGCTGGCCGCAACTCTGTCTTTAGCGGTAGCATTGTTTTGAACAAGGTTAAATGATTCTGTGGGTGATAGATATGTTTGTGTGTCTATTACAGGATTAGAAATAATTCTATTGTTTGTGGTTGTTTCATTTAATTTGTTTGTTGCCGCCGCTGATGCAATTGCGGCAGTAGCAACTGCGGCACCCATAAAATAATTTCCTACAGGCGCAGTTGTAATTGTACCTGCTTGTTTACCAATTTCTACCACACCTTCTTTTACTATGCCTTTTAATTCTTCTTTTACAGCATCTTTGGCTTTGATCTTTTTAGCATTGTTGTAGGTATTGATTGCACCAACCACAGCACCAAAGACATTGCCTTCTTCGTAGTTTTTTATTACAGATCCTATGCCGTCAATAACTCCGCCCGGTCCAAAAATGCTCGTAGTTCCTTTTCCTAATACTGATAATGGTGATGGTTCTAAGTCATAATGTAATGTAGCAAAACTTTTTATATCGTTTTTATTAACTACACCAGCACCATATAGCACTGTTTCATAAAATACTTGCATGGTGTTGGTCATTAATCCTTGACCGTCTGTTTGATCTAATGTGTCGTGGCTGAACGAACCAATCACTGGATTAACCAATGTGAAACTTGTGAATCTTTTTTTGTGTAAAGCAAATATTTGAATAGATTTTAATAATGGTTCTTTTCTTCGTGTAGCATTGTCCATACCAAATTGGCTGGCAATCTTTATGTCTTTATACATATCATCTTTTGTGAATCCATTTGGTCCTCCCACATTGGCCACTGTTAAAGAGTCTGCAATATGATACTCATAATAAGATTTCCAAAAAGCATTCACAGTGTCTGCTTGGTCGTCGTGAAATGTTATAGATACAGGACTGTATTTTATTCTTGTGCCTATATAAACTTTTTTATTGTACTGTAATTTTTCTTCCAAACTCATATCATATTTTGGCAACTCGCAAGTCTTAACGAGCATATTGAGTTCTAACTGTTCGTTGTTTGTAAATCTTCTTGCTGGAATAGTGTTGTCAATATCAAATACAACGTGAAATAAAAACTTTTGTTTGGGAGCAAGTTTGTGATTGTCATCTAGATATAATCTACTTGCGTGTCTGTAGTCTTTCATCCCCGGAAGACCGTTTGAGAAACCTGATAAAAAATTATTAATACTTGGCATAGTGTTATTTATAGCCACAAAAAAAGCGTCTTATAATGACGCTTCTTTTGTTTTAAATGCTATTTAAAATTATATACCACCACCTGTGCTCAATGAGCCGATAGTTCTTGTTAATTGTGAGCCAATTCCAGTGCCTTGTGGAGTTTGAACTGCGTTGTCATATCTGATTGATAATGTGATTGTAACCGGATCGCTTGTGCCGTATGCCAATGTGTTGTAGTTCACTGATTGTACAAATGAGCCATAAAGTTCCCAAGTTTCTAATACGCCTGGTGCTGTTGCTCCATTTCCACCGTCAAGCATTTCAATCCTTGTAGTGAATTTGTAATCGATACCAGAAGCCGCCGAAGCCTGTTCAAAGAAGTCGAACTGTTTCTGAACTTGTTCGCCAACCAATTTAGACACTGAGTTGTTAACATCATCTCTAAGATTAAGTGTGATCGCCTCCCAAGTGTGTTTACCAGCAAGTCTAACTCTTGAGTTGTAAACATCTAGTGTTACTTCATCAAATGTTAAATTTGGTCTTGTAACGTCAACTACTTGTTTAGTTAATTCTGATCTTGGTGTAGATACACCGAAGTTTTCAAGAACCACTCTAAATCTATACTGTAGTTTTGGCATCAACAAACCTTGTGATGCTGAACTTTGATCGTTTGCTAAAGGTACTGTAAATTTACTTAATGTTGATATTGCCATGTGTTATGCTCCTAGTTTCGCTATTTCGCCTGTGTTTTTAATTCTCAAAGGTATGTAGATAAATTCCACAGATTTCACAGGTTCAATCGCTATGTCTACATACAGTTCATTTCTATCGATTCTAACCGCAGTGTTGTTTGTTTCATCACACACTACTAAGAAGTCATACAATCCTCTTTGTCCAACTAGTTCTAATAAGAAACTGTCAATTGCTCCTTTGATTTCATTTCGAGTTAACTGATCGTTTGGCTCAAATATAAAAGGTTTAGCAATTTTGTCTAGTTGTGTTCTTAGATATACTGTTAATCTTGCCACGTTAATTCTGTCCAGTGCTGAACTGCCTGTTGCTTTGGTTAAGTTACCAAAGTTAACAATACCAGTGCCTGAGAAGAATGTAAGTGGGTTAACTTTAACTTCGTGCATACTGTCTCTCACAGATTCACTCAATGAAACTGTTTGGAATTCACCACTTGCAGAGTCAATATATCCAACTGCTGTTGCGTTGTCTACTAATCCTCTTCTTGTACCTGCTGGAGCAAACCAAGGGTATCCAACGTTGTCATTATTTGCCAATGTTCTTAGCATCATATGACTTGCTGGAACCACAACTGATGTTCCTGTATTATCTGTAGTTTTTCCTGATGGATAAAACACTCCTAAGTATTCGCTTGAAGTTACCAATCCGTTTTCGCCGTTGTCGTCTGCACCGGTTGTGTTGTTAGCCCAGTTAGTGATTGCAGTTGCTGAACTAGCCAATCTCATTGGTGTATCACCTACCACAAACGCTGTGTAATTTCTATCAGCATTTAGGTTAACCATTTCTGAGATTGTTTCAGTGTAACCTGGACAAGCAATTATGTTAAATCCTCTTTGATCTTCTCTAATCGCTTGGTTTGTGTTAATTTCTGCTTTTAGTTGAGCAACAATTACTTTTCTCACTGCTTTTCTACCAAATGTACCTGCGCCATTTGAAGCATTTGAAGATTTTGTTACCCATCTGTCTTGGAAGTAAGCAGACACAGATTCGTTTGAATTGTATCTAACGTTACCTTTTCCTGAAGAGCCCGATCCTGGATAAGTTGTTGTGTTAATGTGGTCTGCTTTGTATTCTTTCACATTGTAACCAGATCTTCTTGTGTTGAACAATAAGATACCTTTTGGATATAATGCTGGATCTAGAGCATCTGGATCTAAGAAGTTATCACTTAATAAATCTTTAATGCTTGCCGCAATGCCAACTCCACCTACATTGTTAGAATCAGTTCTACCAGATGCTTTGTTGTATCTAGCATCAGCGAACACAATACCGTTTTCTGTAGTTTGATCTGCTTTGTCCACTGCTACGAAATTAGCACCATCACTTAATGATGTGTCCCATTTGTAAAGTTTTGGATAATTTTCTAAATCACTTGTGTCAATCCATAGATCACCATTTACTAGTGCAGTACCGTCTGACTGTGTAGTAGGTTTGGTTGCTGAGAATTGAGGACCATTAGGGTCAGTTGTGCTCAATCCAGTACCATTTTGGTAGCCTACCCAAGTAGTACCGTTGTGAATCATGATGTCTGCTTCTAAGTTTGTGTCGTACCAAAGTGTTCCGTTTGTTGGATTATTTGTTGGTTCAGTTGCTGAAGCAGTATAAGATAGTCTTTTCCAATTAGAAGCAACCACAGATGCAAACTGTTGAGTTGAGTCTTCTGTAGCACCCGCTGGAGCATCATACAAGTTGTCTACCAATGTAGCAGAGTTCTCTGTATATGTTCCATATGAGTGAGCATTGGTTGTACCAAAGCCCGCATCATCTAATGGAGTTCCTGTAACGTTTGACATTCTGATTTCACCACCTAGTGCGTGTGTAATTCTAATTGCACCGGTTGATAATACTTCTGCTGAAACGTTAGTTAAACCAGCACCAGATACTGCTGTAACAAAGTCAGTCGCCGCTGTACCAGCCAATGTTGCTAATACCGGAGTTGACATACTGCCACTTGCTTTTACTGATTCTGAAATATAAAATGTGTTACCACTTGTGAATGTTGGAGCAGTGTTGTTTGATGTAATAATTGTTTTTCCACCTTCGTATCTAAACAACTGATAATCAGCCACTCTGTTTGTGGCATCAAAAGCACCAAGTTCACTTTGTTCAGTCACGTTGTACTGAGTGTAAAGTGTTCCAACTGAAATGCTTGTTCCACCATTAGTTGGATCAATACCATAAATCGCCGCTTGGTTAGTTGCATAGAATGGAGCGTCCACTACACTCCAAGCCTCTGTCGATGATGAGTAAAGTTTTACTGCAACATCGGCACCTGCATTTGGAGTTGTAGTTTTAAACCAAACTGATCCAGTTTCCGCATTGTCTTCAGCAGTTTTCCACTCTGGTCT